AAAAAATGAAATAAATTTATATAATTCGTATTTTGCGCTATAGTTTGAACTATTTATGCATGCACCTCACTAATCTTCGTTTCGTTTTTTATGTGCTTTAAATACATCTAATATAAAGTCTGCGTCATCAGAATCTATATTATATGGCTCTAACCCCTTTTTTAATCTAAAAAATGCTTGGTTACTTTTTGATTTATCAATGCTATCTTCAATTAAATCTGATTTTTCTATTCCAAAATAATTAGCAAGCATTTCAATTTTGTCCATTCTTGGCATTCTTTGCCCTGTGCACCAACTTGAAAAAGTAGAAATGCTTATTCCTAATTTTTTTGCAACCTCTACTTGATTTTCTCCAGATTCAGATAAATAATGATTTAAATTTTTTGAAAATATCATTTTTAATTCATTTTCAGGCATATTAAAGTCACTCCTTTGATTTTATTATACACTTTATGAAGAAAAAATCAATATTTTTTCAAAAAAAATCTACTTTAAGTATTGACATTCCACTTAAAGTAGAATATAATAGATTTACGATGGGAGGTGATACAATGCAAATATCACTTAAAGCAGCAAGAGTTACGCAGAATTATCTCAACAGAGTGTCGCTAACATCTTAAAAATAAGTAAATCAACACTTATAAATTGGGAAAAAGGTAGAACATCACCAGATGTAATTCAAATGAAAGAACTCTGCAAGATTTATAAAATATCATTAAATGATATTTTTTTACAATCTAAATCCACTTAAAGTAGAAAGGACAATGATAAATGAAAGAACTAATTCCTAAGGATAACTATGGCGTGTTCGCAGATAATCACGATACAGCAAGGGTTGATAGTTTGTATGTAGCGAAATTCTTTGAAAAAGAGCATAATAAGGTACTGCGTGATATTCGTGAACTTGATTGTTCAGAAGAATTTCGACTGTTCAACTTTGGACAGTCCTTCTACAAGAATGAGCAGGGCAAGAAACAACCTTGTTACTATATGACCCGTGACGGATTTGTATTTCTTGCAATGGGCTATAGAGGAAAGAAAGCGGCTCATTTCAAAGAACTGTATATTAAACGATTTAACGAAATGGAACGCTTTATAAAAACACTTGTAGAAGCAAGAAAAGAGTTTCCTCTGCTGACAGAAAACATCAAGTTACTGCACGATAATCCAAAGCCGTATCATTTCAGCAATGAGTGCGATATGATTAACCGTATTGTAACTGGAATGTCCGCAAAGCAATTTAGACAAGCACACGGTATTGAAAAGGGAAAAAGTATAAGACCATATCTTACTGATGAACAGATACAGCTTATGGAAACTTTGCAAAAGGTTGATGTAGGATTGCTGGTTGCAGTTCCTGATTACGAACAGCGTAAATGCCATCTTGAATGGTACAAGCTGAAACTTGGAGAAAAGACAGCTTAATCTAAATGATGAAAATAGGAAATCATTTTTCTATTTAGAAAGGAGGTGAGAATATGAGCTTTGGATTTGAAAATGTTAAACCGATACATGCAAGAGGTACAGATGCAGCAGAAGTTATTGAAGTAATAAGAACAAAAGCAATGCGTGGAGCTGGAATAGAAGAAGACCCAGTTAGAGAAGTAACTCAGTACTGGACATTTGACGGAAAGCTAATAGGAGAAGAAGATTCTTTCACTTATTCTGCCGAGAGGAAATAAGTTTTTCAGCTTTAATGGCAGCTAAATCGGAATCAATAAATGAAACTGTTGCATCAATGAAAGTAATTATATCATCAATAGTATAGTCTTGATATTTTTTAATATAATGTGTTTCATCATTTCCGAGCCATGTAGAAGCTAAAGATAAATGCCTTATTTTTATATTATCAATGTAATTGTTTATACAACTTGAGAGAGAAGCATTTTTAATTTTATCTTCATCTTCTTGGTTAAGAAAAATTGCATAGTCTTTTACCAAAAATTCAAGGGCTTTTCTATAGCCCATACCCGATATTTTATCTAGATTTTGTTGCTGTGCTATATATGTTTGATTGTAAATTTCGCAGAAATCTGGGGAAAGTTCCGAAATATATGAAGAAAAAATTTTCTTTTCTATATTCTTTTTAGGTTCAAAAGAAACTGCCTCAGCGTATGTGTCATATGCGGTTTAGGCTCTGTTACTGGCTTGTGTGGTGCTAATTGCTATCATAGCTATTATCCTGTTATTCCTGGCATTTCCGTTCCAACATATACCGAAGAAGAGCTTGACGAAATGAATCGTCAAGAAAATATTCCGATTGACTACAACGGCAAGCAATATACAAAATATGAAGCTCTGCAAAGACAGCGACAACTTGAAACAAGAATGAGAGCAGAACGGCAGAAAATCAA